GAGACAGCGTCGAGCCTGTCGCGGCCAAACCGTAGCCAGCAAGTGCGGAGGCCTGCGCCTGCGCAGTCGCGGCGCCGTAGCGGAACACGCGCCACGAGCCGGATGCCGTGCTGTTGTCGATCAGGTAAATCTGCCACTGCTCGCCCTGCGCGATCGAGGCAAGAGTAACGCCAGTGCTGCTCTTGATCGTAACCGACTGCGGGCCGAGGTTGTTGAACAGGATCGTCTGCCCCGTGCCGGTTTGATCGGCCGGCGGCATGAAGACCGAGTAGGAGCCTGTCGGCGTGATGTCGATGATGCTGGCAGCCGGGTATTCGGTCGTGCTGCTCTCGAGAGGCCACTCAAGCGCCGTATCGGCGGTTAGCGACAGCGCCAGATAAGACACGTCGGACGGGTAGATCGTCGTCCCACCGAAGACCTGTGTGTAGGTGTTGGTCATTAGGCCTCCTTGCGAACCGCTGAGCGGTCGAGTATCTTGGCGAGATCTTCGCCGTTGAGCATAGCGGCAGCGCGATCGTACATCTGTTGCCAAACTGGAATGCGTTCGTCGTTCTTCAGGAACGGCGTCGCCTCAAGCAGCGTGCCGTAAAGCAGGAGCTGCGGAGCAAAATCGGTGAGCCAGTTGGTCTGAACGACGTCGTCCAACAGCGGCGGGATTTCATAGTATAGTATCTCGAACGGGTATTCCGCGTCCGGCGTCGGCGCAATCAGCCAGTGGTTGTAGTCATAATCGCTGTAGAAGATTGGCTCTTCAGTCGCGGTACGATCGGGCCAGTAGCTCAAAAGATACTCATAGGCGCGGGAGAAGACCACCTTGCGCGTGTTGTTCTGTGTGCCGGTGCCGATGTTGACCGACACGGTATCGCGCCAACGGTCAGGCTTGGGATAGACAGCCTGCCCGACCGCCAAAGTGCCGGTGACGACGTTGATGAAGCCCTGTACCTTGAGCTCACGGGAGATCCGGCGCTCTGCAAGGTTAATCAGGCGCGGGATTTGCTCGTAAACAACAGGGTCAGACGCATAGGAGTTGCCGCGCTCTAGGTAGCGTCGGACATCCTCTTGGAGCGTCGTAAAGGTCATTGTGGTCGCCATGGCGCAGTCCTACAGCATTTTGTGGCAAAATGCCACGGTTAGGAAAGGTACTCGAATAAGAGGCCCGCAATCGCCAAAACGAGAGCGCCAAGGGTCATTTTGCCCTTTGAGATGCCCTTCTTGCTGACGGCTGGGATTGTTTGGCCGATAACAGACTTAGTCGCTTCTTTAACGACAACGCCTTTGATAAGGTTTTTGATATTCATAACGTCCTCCTTAGAGCCAAGTAGCATACTTCTTGGTTTTCATTTTACGGTCGTCGAGGCCGTGTGTACCACCATTGATGCGCTTTGTCAGCGCGAGGATGGCAGCGTCGTTGACGCCTTGGTCACAGATCGACCACAGCTTGTTTGCGTCGAAGAACCACAAGGCGCTTTCAAAGCCCAGCTCGGTAGCCACAAGGTCTGGATTGTCTAACACCTCTTGTTCGCGGCCAATGTACCGGCCAAATGCGCGGTAGTTGTTCTTGCCCGTGAGTTGGAGGGGGCCTCGGCCTTTGTATGCGAAACCTTCACCTGACGCTTCGTCGCCATTGCCCATGCGGTTGGCATAGACGCGGTTAGCAATCTTGGCTGGCTGACGCTCATATGCCTTGGCCAGCGCGTCAGTCGGGAAGTACTTCCCAAAGATGCCGCGCAGACCCTTGGCGCCGTAGTTCAGGTTCTCGCTGAAGGCCTTGAAGTTGCCACTCTCGTGCGCGCACTGGGCGAAGAAGTGGGCGGCGCGGTTATTGTTTAGTTTGAAGTAGGATGCGGCAGCCTTCAGCGTGCCGGGGCCGAAAGCCCCGTCAGCCGTTACGCCAATCTTCTTCTGCAGTTCAATCATGCTCATTTGCCAGCACTCCGCCAATCAGGGAAATCAAGCTCATCGACAACGCCGTCGCCATTAGCGTCATAGCGCAGGTCACCGCGGTACTTCTCCCAAGGCTCCATATCGTCATCATCGTCTTCTTCGACAGGCTCAGTCAGCTCGAGTTCTGGCTCAGGCGCCACCACAGGGGCAGGCGGCGGGGCCATAGGCTCTGGAGCGGGTTCGGGCTCAGGATCGTCGCGGTCTTCTGGCGGAGGCGGGACGAGCTCGCCCTTCATGCCCATCAGCGTGGCGTAAGAGCCAGCCACAGCGCCGACAACCGAAGTCATGACGTAGCTGAGGAGGCCAAAGACATCCTTGTTGTCGATCACTTCGTTCGACACGAACAGGCCCGCGATCATCGCGCAGGTGATTGCGCAAATGACGAACGCCATCGTGCGAGCAGCCATGAGAAGCGCCCGGATGCGAGCGTCCATTAGTTTATCTTCCATCGTCAGTCCTTCCCTGCCAGCGGGTTCGCCAGCGTCTTTTGAATACGTGCAGCGGTCTCCGTCTCAAGCTCCTTGATCCGACGTTGCTGTTCCCTGTCCTGCTCACGCAGTTGGTCTATAATAGCGCGCTGCATGGCCATGTTCTGCGCGTCGCTGTTCCGAACGCTGCTCGACACCGCGTCAACGGTCTGGCGCGTTGCGCCTACGCTGCTGGAGATCGAGCCGGTCAGGTAGTTCAGCGCCTCGCTGTTGCCCTTGGTTAGACGCTCGACGCTTGTGACGCGCTCATCTAGTATCGAAATGCGACCTTCGATACCCGATAGGTCGGGCGGCACATACGCTGCCGTGACTTCCTTCATGGTCAAGAACTGCTGATACACTTGGAAACCGGCCCACAGACCGCCGACGATGGTCGATATAGCCGCGAAGATAATAGCAATCTTGCCGCTGCTCAAGCCACCGATGTTGAAGCTAAAGCCGCTCTCGTCGAAGGCGACCTTGGGTTCCTCATCTGTACTGCTCATCTACCATCTCCTGCCATCGGGCATCGTTCGTCTGCATCATACGATACATCTCAAAGTTTGCGTCTTGCAGCCTACGTCTGCGGTATATATCACGAATTGCGTAAAAGTCAGCCCTATCTTGCAAGGACGCCTGCGTGTACGCGGCGAAGCCCGGCACGGCTCCCATCGCTGCGATGGTTTCGCTCTCGCCTTCAGATATTTCGCTGTCGGATGTTGGGGCATTTCCGCCGGCGGCTGAAGGCTGAGGCGAACCGAGACCAAGCGCCTCGACCGTGTTAGACATAGACATCGGACTGCCTGCCGAGATCGCCATGTCCAGCGGCGACGACCCTTGCGACACCGACATAGTCGGCCCCTGCACGAACGACCCGCCGAATGCGTTATCGAAGCGCACCTGCACTGTAAACGCGCTCGACGCGTCCTGCGTCTCCTGCATGGCGCCAGTTTGCGTTTGTAAACCGCTCTGAGCCTGTTGCGCCTCCTGCATGGCGACGTCCTGCTGTTGTGCGCTGTCTTCAAAGTCTATGCCGACTGCGGCCAGCGCAGCGACTTCATCAGGGTCAAGCCGCTCATCCGCGTCGGCCTCTGCCACACTGACCTCTGCGACAGCCTCAATCTCGTCTACGGCCTCATCAAGTTCTTCTGCGGGTGTTGCGACCTCAACGGTCTCCGCAACCTCCTCAGCCCGCTCCAGAGCAATCTCAGCGGCCTCTTGCTCCTGCTCCATCACTTCAGGCTCAAGCTCCGCACTCTGCTCCACTGCTTCAGCAACGGCAGCAACAGGGTCTGGGATGACATCGACACTGGCCGGTGGGCAGCTTGGGTCCATAGGCGTCACGTTACAGTCAACAGTAGTGGCTGGCGCAGTCCACGACAGGATGCCGGACTGGTTTTGGAGGAACTGCGCGTTGCGCCCATAGAAGAGCGAGATGTTGTCGTCCGCAGTTGGGCCGGTAACCCCTGCGGTGAAGGTGTGGCCCCCATTAAAGCCCAGATTACCGTAATTCAGTTGTATCTTGCCGTCGGCAAAGAGGCCAATCTCGAAGGTGCTGCTGTTGTTCGTGCCGTACTCGTTCACGCCATACCAACCGAAAAGGATAGAGCCATCGTCGCGGCGATAATAGGGATTGCCAGTAAAGCTAATCAGGTCAGACCAATAGGCGTAAATGGTGTTGCGCTGCGCCAGTTCGATAGGCCGACCATCGCAGCACAAATGCGCCCCACTTTGGAACGACACAAAGCCATTGCTCGACACCCAAGCGTCGGTGAATGTCTGGCCCCAATACTCAAACTCAAATCCAAGAGCCACGTTCTGTGTGTTATCGTCCCCCAAATTAAGGGGCGTCATCGTCGTAGGCGCGCCGTTAATCTGCGGCGGGATTAGGGCAGGCTCGTAGGTCTGCGCACGCAGAGGCGTTGCGCAAGTCAGCAGGAGGGCCACCCGCAAAGCGTATGTCTTAATCCTCAACAGGGCGAAGCTCGACGTTCTCGGTCCACGCGGCGCGGGCTTCCTCGCCAATCAATCCCAAGAATGGGCACGGTGTTCCGGCCATCTCCATTGCCCTAAAGACGCGGAAGTCTTGGCACAGGAGGCTCACGGCGGCGACGCGCATGCCCATGTCGTACAGGGTCTTCGACAGCTTCATGCGTTCGCAGTTCTGGTCACGCACAGTGCGGCCAGCCGACAGACCAATGATCTGCGTCTGCACCGCGCCGGACTGGCCGGTGGTGCAAAGGTCTTGGCTGTAGGACATCATGCTTGGCGCGATGGCGCTGGGCGGTGGCGACTTGATGTTCTGGTCGATTACCTGCCGGTTGACGCTCTCGCTGTAGCTCTTGCTGTCCGACACGTTGACGTTGTTGTTCTGGTTGACGTTGTTCGCCGTGCTGTTGATCGTGTCGCTATTGATGTTCCGGTTAGTGCTGTTGGACGTGCTGTTCACGCTCTGGTTGATCGTGCTGTTGCTCGTGTCCGTATTTATGTTCCGGTTGGTATTGTCAGACGTGCTGGCCGACGTGTTCTGGTTGATGTTGGTCATCGTCCCAGAGTTGATATTATAGTTGGTGTTCGTGTTGGTGGACGTATTCTGATTGATGTTCGTCATAGTCCCAGAGTTGATGTTCTGGTTCACGTTTGTGTTCGTGCTGGTGGACGTGTTGTTGTTGGTGTTCGTGCTGGTGGACGTATTGGTGTTAGTGTTGTTCGACGTGCTGTTCGTCGTTGTGTCGTAGACATACGACGTCGGCGCAGGGGCTGCCTGCGCAAACACCATAGAAGCCGCACTGGTGGCAGCGATAAGAGCGAGATAGCGTTTGTGGGCCATGTTACTTACCCAGAAGACCGACGAGCAGCATGATGATCCCGCCCGCGCAAGCGATCAGGATGTGCTCAATGCGCTTGATGCGAAGGATCGTCTCCTTCCAGCGCTCTTCTTCCTTGGTCTCAAGGGCTGTTAGCCGATTATCGACTTCTTTTAATGTGGCCACCTTTGTTCTCCATCATTTCAAGTTCTTCAACTTGTAGATGGCCGACAGGTAAACACCTGTCAGGGTATCAATCAGGTTAGCGACAGCCCGATTGCCCTGACAGATGTTTTCGTGGTGCTCCTCGATCCATGCTGCGTCGTCTTCCAGCGCCTTAAGGCAGTCGCTGGGTGTTGTTTTGGGGGCGGGGATAGCGCCCACAAGATTGAATGCGCCTTGATACGCCTCAATGAGGTCGTCCAGAGCGTCAATCACGTCATCGTAAAAGTGGCCGAGCGCCTTGTGCTTGGCGTAGCTTCCGGCGCCGGTAGCGCGCCAGTGCTCGAAGTGCGCAAGGTTGCGGGCGTAGAAGACGCGGCTGATAAGTTGTTCGATCATAATGTTACCCCTATTATGCCGTTGGATGCTGCGGAGCCGCAAGCTGATGCTGCTGTGGCGGCTCCCCCTGCGCTCACCACGCAACCTGAGTAAGTATATTTATTGCGGGTGGTGGAAATACTGCCCGTATTACCTAATGCGAATATACCGGTGGTGCTGTTGCCTGCGGCAGAACCTCGCCCTGACGCTGCTGTGGCGGCTCCTCCTGCGCTGACTACGTCACCTGAATAAGTGTATTTGTTGCGGGTGGTGACGTTGCTGCAAGACACAATCCCAAGTGCAAAAATACCAACTGTACTATTACCAGAAGCCGAGCCATTGCTTGATGCAGCCGTAGCCGCGCCACCCGCACTGACTACGTCTCCAGAATATGTGTATTTGTTCCGTGTGGTGACACGACCTGACGCAAGCCCAAGTGCAAAGATACCAACCGTGCTATTGCCGACAGCAGACCCGGAGTACGATGCCGCTGTAGCGGCTCCTCCTACACTGACTACGTCTCCAGAATAGGTGTACTTGTTCCGCGCGGTAGTGCCGCAGCCCGCGCCCACACAGCCCAGTGCAAAAATACCCACCGTGCTGTTGCCCGCCGCAGATTGCCTAGATGATGCCGCTGTAGCAGCGCCTCCTGCGCTGACCACGCAGCCTGAGAAGGTGTATTTGTCGCGGGTGGTGGAGCGCACGCCGGACACCAGACCTAACGCAAAGATACCAACAGTGCTGTTACTAGCAGCCGAGCCTCTGTAAGAGGGGGATGTGGCAGAGCTACCAAAGCTGACTACGCAACTTGAATAGGTGTATTTATTACGGGCGGAAACACAGCCACTCGCGCAGCCCAACGCAAAAATACCAAACGTCCCGTCCTGCACATTCCCCGCAATCGGCCACAGACCCTGCTTCGTCCAGTACGCGGCGTCGGCCAGCGACCACACGCCAGAGGCCGCCCCATTCTGGAACGGGCCAGTGGGCGTTACTGGAGTTTTGCGGATCAGACCGCCGGGCCAACGGTTACTCATGTGCGGTTCCTTACGGGTTTATTATAGCAGTAGATGTCTCACGATCCAAGTGCAGAGTGCCCTCGCAGACCATGCTGTAGTCACCGCCGGTCTTTGCGCCACGACAGGGTACGTTGATCTCGACGTTCTTCGTCAGATACTCCTTGCCGTCCTCGAACACGCGCCAGACGTGATCGATCGTGCCGCGCCCCGGCTGACCGCGTGTCTGATTGTAGCGTATCTGAAAGTGCGCCATCATACCACCTCGGCTGCGGCAGCGGGAGCGTATTCAACGCCGATGTTGAAGTGGACGAAGCGGATAGGCTTGTCGGATGCGTGGCGGGTAAAGCCGTGCGGCAGCCACGCGTTGGCGAAGATAAGCGTGCCCGGCTGGGCCTCGATGCCCATAGCGTTGCTGGCTGGCGTCACCTGACCCATGTCAGCTTCTGGCAAGTTGACCTGCACCTTGCCCGGACGCGGATCGTAGAACAGCGCCTTGGAGCAGTTCTCAGGCGTCTCAAGGAAGTAGAAGCCGACAAGCTGCGCGCCGTTACCGTGGACGTGCTGCTCCATCTGCGAGTGCTTGTGGTGCTCCTGCGTCCACATCTCGGTGAAGAAGGTGCTGGCACCAGTCATGTCGCTGCCCTGATTGCTCAGTATCTGCCACGCAGAGCTGCCGACATACTCGCAGAAGTCGCGCATGCGCGGGTCGTCCGTGAGGTTGCCCGTCATCTTGACTGGGTAAATCTCATTGATGTCCTGCGGCTCGAAGTTGTCCTCCGACACCGCGCGAACGGCGTCGAGGAACTCAGGCTTGAATGCCGTCACGACGACAGTCGGAAAGCAAAATAAGGGTGTCAGCTCGTCATTTTGCACGAAGCTCCTCCCGCATGGCCTGCATCTCGGCAATCTGCTCTTCCGTCAGGTCGGTTACAACCCACGAGAACACCCAGCCGCCGTCGCGGATGAAAGGCAACTCTGAGCGGTGTACAGTCTGCGTCTGTCCGTCATACTCTGGGACCTCGTCCACAACGACGGGCGACAGCGCGAAGCCGTCACGCGTGGCGGCTGGCGTTGTTGGGAAGATGCTGACGAAGTCACACTCATACGGGTGGTTGGCTTCGGGGTTGTCACGCTGAAGCTCTGCCGCGCCGTAGGGGTATTCGACAAACGCGTTGTCCTTAGTCTTTACAAATCCAGTCACGAGTTATCCTCCAGAAATAATGGCTTCATGTTTGACAATACCTTAGTGCGGTCGCCTTGGCTACTGATCACCTTCAGGGTTATTGCCTCAATGTGCGGCACGATCTGACTTTCAAAGTCGGGGTGGCAGCGCATGGTGTTGAGGTGGTCGTGCGGGATTGTGCCTGCCGTGAGCAGGAAGTTCTCGGCCCGCGTCTTCAGTTCGCCCAGCCACTCTTC